ATGTGAAGCTGGTTGTCCAGGTCAGACTGCACCTGATAGGTCTTCAGGTTCAGCTCGGCGATGTCCTCCAGCGGCGGCCGCGACTCCATGAACCCATGGCGCTGGGCGTAGGCGATCGTGAACGGGATCTCGCTCAGGCTGGTGCGACCCTCATCGACGACGGTGAAGTCGCCGTTGTCATCCTTCCTGTGGATCCGGTACTCGCCAGGCGTCAGCACCCGGATCTGCTCGGCAGCCTTCTCGCCGAACTCGCCATCGGGCACGGTGACCACTTCGGCCAGCCGTAGCTGCGTCAGTACCTGCCTGCCCTCTTGCGTCTCGGTGCGCCAGCCAAGGATTTGCCGCGGCGTGTAGGTCACCCAGTAGGGTCTACCCCCAGTAGCAGGTGCATCCACCAGTGTGCCAACGTGGCCATAACGGACCATCTTTCTGGCTGCTTCATAGGTCCAGACGTTGAGGTCATTGCCTTGGAGATCGACATCGAATAATTGCTCACGGATCACGTCAGCGGTGTCATCCAACCGCACGGGCTTACGGGTCAACATGCCAGCCAGCATCCGCTCAAGGCGGATGTAGTACGGCGGGCAGACGCTACGGGCTAGGCGGTTGTCGTAGCTTTCATCCTGCTCGCGTGGTTCCTGCGGCAGGTAGCGGCGATGCTTCTTGCGCATCCCGTAGGTGCCCTGCAGCAGATCCTCGATCAGGATCCAATGCGGCTCTTGCGCGAACCAAGTCGTGTTCGGGTCGTTGACTTTGGTGACGGTGCGCTGTGCTAGCGGCCGGTCGTATGCGTTGAAGCCTGTGTACACGACCGCTAGCTAGTGACAATGGTGTCAGTTTACGGCTTCAGTCCCTGATGACATGCAGGATGGTTGTGATGGGCTTGTACGACCTGATCACGGCCCATGCTGACGCCAACGGCGTAGATCATGAACAGAAGGGCCAAGGATGCGATGCGGTTGATCATGGTTGATGAAGGAGCGGAGGTCTGAGATGCAGCAGGACTGGCAGACAGTTCTGCCATCTTCAAGTTGCCAACCGTCAGGCGGTCCTTGGTCTTGACCAATGGGACCGCCGCAGTCGGCGCAATCAGGCAATAGCACGGTTGGCCAGCATTTCGTTGGCAGTGTTCAAGCGCTGGAACAGTTGCGGCAGGATGTGGAAGTGGCGCTCACGCTTGGCAGCTTCGATCATGCCGAGGGCCTCATTGCGGAACTCTTGCCACTCTTGGCGCTGTGACTTGCGAGCAGGCTTAGCGATGGGCTCAAGGATGACCACTTTGACGGGTTGGGCAAGGTTGCTTGCCTTCCATGCTGCCAGCTCGGCGGCGGTCATGTTGGCGGTGATGGATTGACGGGTCATGGTTGGGATCTGGTTGCCGGAGGTCCGTTGCCCCCGATGCACTAATCCTACACCATGGTTCGCCGTGGTGCGCCTTTGTTGCAAACCTCAATAAAGCCTCACCCCAGTGCCGCGGCCGGCGCCAGCGTGCAGCGGGTTGAACTCACGCCATACCAGATACCCGAGCGCGTCGTTCATGTGGTCGAAACCTGCGTCCTTGTCCGGCTCGCCCTTGTCGCTGTAGCACTGAAGCTCGAGGCACTCGATCACCCGTTTGCAGCGCTCGGCCACCTGCAACCGCACCTGCCCCTTCCCGTTCTCTAGCAGCGCCTGCACGGCTGCCACCCGATCACGAACTGGCGGGTTGCTGCGTGGTGACTGGTTTGACATGCCGTAGGACTCAAGGATCTGGATGTCGGTCTGACTCGCGTTAGTGCTGCGGCTGCCACCGCTCGCGTCCGGGTAAACGTAGATCTGCTGCTGCGGGTGCCGCCTGCGGATCTCCTGGGCCAGGGCGTCGGTGTCATGCGCGCCGGCGATCTCGTCGATCACCAGCAGGCCATTGCCAAGCCGCACAGCGATCACCGCAGACATGTTGCCAACGTTGAAGTCAACGCCAATGCGCAGCGGCTCCCTGCTGGTGTCAGGCGCGGTGGTGGTGATGTGCTTCGCCCGGTCGAATCGGTCATACACCTGCCCAGTGGTCAGGTTGACGAACTCGCCGTCGAGGTACGCCCGCAGCAGGCTTGGGTCGTAATTGGCCTCCAGCCGCTCGATGAAGTCCGGCGGCAGGTGCGGGTTGTCCGCCGTGCGCATCTTGATTAGATGGCGGTCTGGCCTGGCTTTGGCCTCGTCGCTGCCGAACGTGTTCCACATCCACCGGAACCCCTCGGGCGTCGATGCAGCACCAAACTGCCGGACATTGCCGCTGCGGAGTCGGCCAAGGATCTTGGGGAATGCCTTGTTGGCAATGCTGGGCGTCACTGTGTCGATCTCATCAGCGAGCACCCAGGCAAGGTTCAGGCCGATGATGCGGCTCCAGTTCTCAAAGCTGCGGCACAGGATCTTGGTATCACCGCCTGGCAGGTGCAGCATGTACTCCGGCAGCGGGCTAGCCCTGAACGTGTACGGGATGCCATAGGCATCAAGGAAGTCATCAAAGTCCGTCTGCCAGATGTCCCGGATCAGCGGGCCGGTCGGCTCCATCACGGCGCCGATGAATCCCTGATTGGCCGCGGCCAGCATCACCGCCTTTGCACATAGCGCCCGAGTCTTACCAGCGCCATAGCCCGCGCTGATGCCGATGATCTGCGTTGCGGTGTCATCCACAAACGCAAGCTGCCCAGGGTGCAGGTCGTCGCGGATGCGGGTGATCAGGTCTGCGGTGTCCTCAGGCGTCTGTTGCTGCAGGAACGACAACAGCGGGACGTCCTCGCAAATGCCTGCCAACAGACTCATGACATCTCAAACTGCAAGAGCCGAGCCTGCTTCTCAAGCGCGATCAACGCAGTGTTGAGCTGATCCTTCTCGGATGCCCGGCGTTCGTACTCCATCGCTCGTGCAATTGCTCCCTCTAGCCACTGGGGACGAGCTAATTCAGCGTCAAGCGCCAGCAGCTTACGCGCTGCGGCCAAATAATCGCGCACTTGTCTATCACTTACCCCCCACTTTTCGGAACCGTACTGAACGATCTGATGATGATTCCAGGCGCGCAAAAGCAAACCATAAACCTCATTGACCCGATTTTGGATCTCGTCTTTGGTGCTTTTGCGCGCCATTGTATTACTCCCGGATTTGAATTGGCATGATGAGGTATGTCTGCTCTGTCATGCTAGTCGGCGTCAACACCACTGGGGTTGTTGCGCTGTTGGCTGATAGTGTAACAGTCTCAGCCGATCGCATGGCCTTCAGTCCATCGAGCAGGTAGTGCACGTTGAACGCCCATGAGCCAGCGGCAGTGCCCTCGAAGGTGATCAGCTCTTTGCCGTTGTTGGCATCGGCTTCGGCGGTGATGGTGAGCGCAGCACCCTTGGCCGTGAGCTTGACGGCATTGTTGTGCGCCTCGGCGATCAACGCGACGCGCTCTAGGCATCGGGTGAACCGGTGACGGTCCATGGTCATGGCGTGCTCGAAGCTGGCGGGGATCAGCGCTGCCACGTTGGGATAGGTGCCATCGAGGATGCGGCTGTACATGACGATGCCATCGCCAGCGTCGATGACCGCCTGCCCCTTGGCTGCCGCTACTGTCACCGTCCGATCCTGCAGCAGCTTCATGGTCGCTGCTGGCAGCACCAGGTCGATGCCATCGGGTAGCGCCACGGGCACGCGCATGAGCCGATGGCCGTCGGTGGACTCCATGAACCCAGCGGCAAGGTGAATGCCCTGCAGGATCTGTTTGCTGGCATCGGTGCTGACGGCTGCCATGCAGCCACGCACGCCAGCGGTGAGGTCCAGCTCAGCGCCAGGAGCCTCCACAGCGGGCAATGCCGGATAATCCGCCGCATCCTGCACAGCAAGGCCGTAGGAGCCGCTGGAGGCCGTCACAGCGCCGTCTGACAGGGTCACAGGCTCACCGTCGTCCATGCGGCTCACGAGGCCAGCCAGCAGCCGATACGGCAATGCCACGGTGCCAGGTGTGTCTACGGCTGCGGGAACGGTGACCGTGATCCCGAGGTCCAGGTTGAAGCCGGTCACGGTCATGGTGCCGCCGCTGGCGGCTACCAAGCAGCAGGACAGGATCGGATGGCTGTTGCTGGTGCTGATGGCCGGCGCGATGGTGCGCAGTGCGTGGCTGAGATCAGCCTGTGTGGTGATGAGTTTCATGATGCAGCTTCGGTGAGGATTGAAACCAGCCGGTTGTAGTCGGCTGCGAATGACGCGACCAGTTCAGCAGGGATGGGCTGCTGATCGTCTTGGGCATTGTCGCGGATCGCAGCAGCATACGCCAGTGCGTGCTCCATGGCGTCATGGAGCCGGTTGATCACGGGTTGCTGCTTGGCTGCGATGTTGATGAGATCCATGTGAGGGTGAATGCAACAAGCTGCTCAACCAATCGACGTGGGATGTCACCACGGACACTGGCGAGCGCATCTGACACTAGGCGGTGATAACCGGCAGCGGTAAGGCCACCTTTGCAATCCGACACAAGCGCCCTGCTGCGGATCAACTCCGACCGGCTGACACCTGCCGCCGCTGCTGCTTGGTCGAGTTGCTGCAGGTCCGCAGGCTCAAACCGAACTTTGACTTCCTTCATGGCAGGCACCATAAGGGGTGCCCCACCTAAAAGCAAGGTGGGACGGGGTGGGGTACCGCAAAACCCAGTCCAGCACTGGCGGTTCCCCACGTACCCTACCTAACCCCACCTATATCAAAACAAATAAAGGAATAGAGAGACGCGTAGGGGAACGTAGGGAAGTCTCAGACCGAGGTGGGACGCGAGTCAGGTGGGGTACCTGCTCCAGATCCGTTGCAGCGCAGTGGATCTGAGCAATCCATAGGTGGGGTACCCGTCCTACCTAGGTGGGGTACTAGCGGCGGTACACGTAGGCCCTGGTTGACCCTTTGCCGCTGCGGTACCGCTTGAACCCAAGCCGCTTGAGCACGTCCGCAACCTGCATCTGGTCCGCCTTGGTCTGCCGTTCTACGGGCTTCTTGATGGCCTCAGTGAGCAACCTTTCAGTGGTCAAATCAATCTCGCCGTGTCTACGCAACCAGTCTTCAATCTCTGCCTGCCAAGGGTTATCAACGACGTATGATTCATTCTCCTCAGCAAGCTGCCGTTCATGCTCAGCAGGCAATCGACTGGTCTCACCTGCGCGGTATGCAGCAACAGCGGCAGACCATATTGCATCGCGTTCTAGCAATAGCGTTGCGGTGTCAATCTGATCCGATTGCGTCTTAGTTGTAGGGATCACCCAGAAGCGACGGTTACCAGTTTCGTCCACCAAAAAACCAGTGGTGCGGTTAGTGGTGCCGACGATAATGCCGCGCCTTGGGAATGCCTCAGTGGCTTTGCCATATGGCACGCGGAACATATCAACCGCCTGCGATAGGAACGCCTTGACCTGCCCTGCGTGCTTGCGATTGGTTACATGGTCCAGTTCTGCCCACTCCATAATCCATGACCGATGCAGCACCATGAGATCGTCTTTGGTGCTGATGTCACCAAGTGCATCACTGAAGAAGTCATGGCCAAGGCACGCCCAGAACGATGACTTGTAGGCACCCTGATCGCCCATGATCACGCAGGCTGAGTCGTGCTTGCACCCAGGGTTGTAGGCACGGGCAACAGCACCGATCAGCGTGCGCTTAAGCATTTCGTCGTAGATGGTGCCAGGGGTATCACCAGGGCGCAGGTAGGCGGTGGACAGCGCTTCGATGTAGGCAGGTGCCACCGTGGCTGCGACGCGATCGAGGTACTCGACGACCGGGTCATAGGGCGACTCGTTGGCCACCTGCACAATGCAGTCCAAGGCGACCTCCTTGGATACCTTGTATCCCATCTCGGCCAGCGTGAGGTAAAAGCGCTCTGCGCCTTCGATGGGTGCGCCATCTACCTCGATCCGTTGGGTGAACGTGTTGTAGCGGTAGGCGCTGTCACCATGTCGCAACAGGTTGAGCAGCTCTGCAGCGTTCATCGGCTGAAGCTGCGGGTTTACTGCTGACGGCGGTTGCTTGCTTGCCGGCCGCTCACGACGGACTGGCTCTTGCTGCTGCCGGCCACGCC